GTTAATAGTTCATCTATTGCAGATACGGCTCGTACAGCTTCATATTATAATGATACCCATTTGTTATCATTAACTGCATTTAATGCACTTACATCGTCGTTATCTGTTGCTACAGCATCATATTCTCCTAAAACAGATTATTTAGTAATTGCAGTTTCTGATGAAAATAATAGTATAACAACAGGTTCGGCAAAAGTAACATTTAGAATGCCATATGCTGGTACATTGCAAAGTGTTAAATCATCATTAACTTTAGCTCCATCTGGGTCTGATGTTATTGTGGATATTAATAATGCAGGTACTTCTATATTATCAACAAAATTATCAATTGATTCTACCGAAAAAACATCGAAAACTGCGGCAACTGCATCTGTTATATCTAATGGTGTATTTAATGATGACGATGAGATAACTATTGATATTGACCAAGTTGGTAGTATTGTTGCAGGAAAAGGTTTAAAGGTTTATTTTAAAACATTAATATCTTAACGTTATGAGTTTTATTAATACATTTCATTATAATAAACAGATACAATCATTTGTAAAAAAAACTAGTGCTGCAGCATCCCAGAATCAATCATATAATCCAACAGCTAATGTTTTTTATGCTGCAGGTGGAATCAATGGTACAGAGCCTATAAATATATTTGATGCTAACTCATTACAACTCATAGGTACATTTAATGCTAATTCGAACAGAACTAGAGGTATAATTTATAATCCAGCTGATAATAGAATATATGTTCAATCAAATCCATCTGGCGGTGGTGGTGTAACTTTGATATTTGATTGTGCTACAAAAGATCTAGTAGGAAATATTCCGGCAGAAACAACATGGGTTAGATATAGAGGGTTAGCTACTCCAGATTATACTTTCATACCATATGGAAATACTGGGACTGGTGGTGCAAATGCTTATGGATTTTATAAGATAAGTACATCTACCGGAGTAATTACTAAAATACAACATGGTGGTGGTTGGGGACAAACGTGTGCTTGGGATAGTAGTCGTAATAGATTATGGATACCAATCCAAGATGCCAGTTATAATTATTTAATGATTTATGACTTAAATACAAATGCAGTTGTGTATACTTCGACAAATGAAGGTACTACAAATCCTCCATTTTACGGATTCACATCGGCAGTTAATACTTATGATCCAATTAATGACGTAGTATATATGACAGAAGAATATTCGGGAACATTATATAAATTAAATGCAGCTACCGGAGCTAGGATAAGTAGTGCATCAATGGGTGCTGATACTGCCCCGGGATTTTCTATTGCATTTAATGATGATAGATCCGAAATATACACAACATGCTCAACTAAATTTCAAGTTTGGGACGCTGCTACTATGACTGAAAAATATAATGTACCAGTCGGAAATTTAGGAGGAAATGCATCTGTAATAAAACGTAAAGATGGATCGTTGGTATGTATAAATGGATCTGGATTCTTTGAACCGGTAATAAATTAAAAAATAAGGAAAAATATGTTTAAAATATTTTATGCAGATAAAGATGCTACATTATATCAAGGGTTACCAGATACTAATACCGGTATCGATGAAGTATTAGAAATTGGAAAGCGTTATGGCGTAGAAGGAACTACACTATACGAGTCCCGAGCAATGGTTAAATTCAATACAACTGAAATACAAAATGCACTAACTAAATATTCGGTAGATGTAGATGATTGTAAGTTCATGTTACAGTTATATACTACAGATGCTAAAAATTTACCAAATGAATATACTATTACAGCAAATATAGTAGCACAGGAATGGCTGAATGGTACTGGATTTTTAAATTCTGATTATAATATTGATAATGGTACAACGTGGAATCGCCCAGCTTCTGGATCTACATGGATATCATCGAGTCAGATGCAACAATATAAAAATACTTCTTTTTATATATCAGGATCTGTCGGTGGGGGTGGTAGTTGGATATATGATGTATCTGCTAGTTTTTTTAACCAAGCATATTTTAATCAAGCATTTTTATCAAATATTGGGTCAACAACATATGACACAACAGCATGGCATGAACCTACTGATATTAATTTAGATGTAACTGATTCTGTATATTATTGGATATCAGGAAGCGGTGGCACTACAATTGATAATAACGGATTAATATTAAGATATTCAGATGCCGATGTTGCAAATGCCAATGTTAGTGGATATATTAGATATTTTAGTAAAGATACCCACACAATATATGTTCCTAAATTAATAATGTATTGGGATAATAGCACATTTACAACAGGATCGTTAACTTCTATTAACACTGACTCATATATTGTATATGCTGACGTTAAACCGCAGTATAAGGATACTGAGATTGCTAAGATTAGAATTTATGCTAGAGATAAATACCCAAAAAAATCTCCTACTAATTTAGCACCATACCAATCAGTAAAACATTTACCAACAACTGCATATTACACAGTTATTGATGCTGCTACAGATGAAGTCATAATTCCATATGATGATATTTATAATAAAATTAGTTGCGATTCCACAAGTAACTTCATACATATTGATATGACAGGTTTTATGCCAGAAAGATATTATAGATTCGAGTTTAAAATTGTAGATGGAATCACAGAACAATATGTAACTGATTCAGTTTATTTTAAAGTAATTAGATAATGCCGAGCCAAAAAGAATTAAATGAAAAATACGGTAATAATTTATCCGTAACTTCGAACGATCCGCAAATAATACAACGAGATCAATCTGGTAATATATCTCCAGAGTCGAGTAAAACTGTATATATAGAACCAACCGTTTGGAAATATGATACTGACTCAATCAATCAAATTATTAACACTAATTTTAGTTATTATACGTTTCCACCTAAACTCATAATAGATGATGCCGAAGTTCCGGATGTTGAAGGACTTGCAGATCTAGGTATTAAATTTAATAGTAGATATCGAGCTGAGCCGCAACCGGTCCCAACGATTGAGTTACTTCTTCCAGATAAATTTGATATTAATTATGGATGGAATGATGTAACTACAACGGAGCTGATTTTATTTGATACCGAAAAAGCCAAAGAGCTTGGTATGAAACCAATAAAATTTCTTAAGGATGGCAGACAAATAGACCCAAAACCTACAGACTCAGATGCCGCAGACGCTTCGAAATATTACAGAGCTCAACTAAACGCACGTACCGAACTCGATCTAGGTACAAGTACCGGCCGTTACCGAACTATGCAAGGTCCAAGTGGTAAGGATTTTTCAGACTGGTTTGATCGTACGAGTTTATTTGAAGGACATTTTCGTAAAATTAAATTTACAGAAATAATCGATGGTATGCCGCAAACAATACCTGGTAGTTTTAAAGTTAATCAAGATTTAATTGATTCAAAAAAATCGTTACAGTTTAATATACAAGTTGCAGTTAGTCATCCAGATAATCATGGTAGAAATACATTTGCAATACGATTGATTCGTAATCGAGCAAACGCAAATGTAAATGAACCGTATGAACCATTAAAAATGGTTTCATCAATGGAACAAGGAGCATTTGCAGTACAAGATCAATCTGGTAAAAAACAAGAAATAGCAAATCTAGCACTAGCTAAAGACGAACTTCAACAACTAGTTCTTGCAAATGAAGCTAAACTACAAGCATTAGAACAAATAGCAGGACAATTGCGGACTAGGTATAATGAAAAAGAAAAACTATATGCAGCTGCACTTATAGCACTTGCACTTGCGCCATTCCTGCCTGTTTTAATTGCATCTGCACGATATACATATAACCAGTTTAAAGCAGCAAGAGATATGTGGAAACAATTCGACAACCAAGTAAATGCATTACGAGCTTATTTACCTACATTAATAACAGCGGCTAATAATAAAGCAACAGAATATAAGAATGCAGTAGGAGATAGTCAAATTGATCCGAAGTCTCCAGAAGCTATACTAAATTCCCAGTATACATATTTGTACACGGGACAAACATATTTTAATTTAAATTATATACTAAATGCCAATGATATGCAATTGAATGACATATATTCAATCGAGATGTTAGCATCAAAGGCACAGGAATATGAACACGAATTAATTGAAGACAATACATATTGGGATATAAAAGAAATAACAGACTCTGAAATATATGAACTTAACCAAGCACAATTGGCTGCCATTGCTGCAAAAGACGCGGAGGCCGCAATCAAGTTGAAACAATCACAAGAAGCTGCAGCTGCAGTAAAGGTAATACTTGACAAAGCTCTAGATACATTTAAAAATAAAACTAAAACCCCAACCGCTGCGGAACAAGCGGCTGCACAAGCTGCACAACAAGCTGCTACACAAGCTGCTATAGCAAAAGTAACAGCTGCTATTAGCAAAATAAAAAAGAAATAATTATTTAGGCACCATATGTTAACACAATATAAAAATAAAGACAAATTAAGTAAATCGGGTGCCGAGTATCTAACTAGGTTCGAAGATTCGGCTAATAAGTTATTATTTCCTAATGTCGATACTATCAAATACACCGAATCTAATGTAGAAATGCATATTTATTCGAATGATACATGGCTTACGGGTGATCATGCTGTAGTTTTAGATCATTGGACTCCAAATTTAATTAATCCAATAACAGGGAAAAAATATGAGTTTACTGGAGATCCGATATCGTATAATCTAGAAAATGTATTTAATAAATTAAAATTAACAGCTGGTAAATTTAGATTTGTTGTAAATTTCTTTGATAATGTTATTGGGTCTTATGATGAACAATATTTATATGTTGAGGAAATTGCACCGGATCGTACGGAGGTTAAATTACATTTAACAACTAAGGTTCCAGTAGCTGGTTTAAAACAATATATTGAATATGCTGATATATATGAAGATCCACAAACTGATCCAGACGCATTTCCTTTTTATAGTCAATACTTATTAAACTTTAGTAGAAATAAAACGATTGCATATGTTAATAGTGTAATTATTGGCGATACATTATATGTAAAATTATTAGATCCATTACCAGATGATATTAAAGTTAATGACAAATGTTGGATCGTAAAAGAATTAAAATTACCATATACTGACACAGTTGCTTTAACAGCGGTTAAAAAAGGAAAACAGTTTAAAACTTTGAGTCCTGCTAACTTCGAAGTATCAGTTGGCAATTTAAATATATCGTCTGGTACTGATGTTAAAAATTGGAATGATTTATTAGGTAAAGGTTTACAGACTTCTCAACAAATTGTAGATAAATATTTTGCAGGAAGTCTCGAAGGAGTTCCATTAAATATAGATTTTAGAGATTTTAATAACTTTATTTTTTATAGTTCTGCAGAAGAGCGATTACTTAATTTTAAATATAAATTAGAATTATTAGAATATTATAATAAACAAATATCAATATTAGATACACTAGATGGTAGTACGGCTACAACAAATGCTACGGATTATTCTTTGTTAAAAACTAATTTAGTTAGTGGGTTTGATTCATTTGAAAAATATCTATATTTTGAATCATCATCGATGCTATTTAGTAATGATATACCGGTTATTAATCCAACCGTAAGTTCATTAACAGGTAGTTATATATTTCCAGCTCCGAAATCAAATACGGTTAGTCCGTTTAATTTATATTCAGTAACTAGTAGTATATTTACAAATTGGCATAATGGATTACTCGAGTCTGCGTCTTTATATGATAGTTTAAACATTAATAAATTAACAAATTTCTTACCTGCAGCAATTCAGTATAATGAAAATAATGAGCAAGTAAATACATTTGTTAACATGTTAGGCCATCATTATGATATATTATATGCATATATAAAACAAGCATCTATTATATATAAACACGAAGAAAATCCTAAAATAGGGATGCCGGATGAATTATTATTTAGTGTTGCTAAACAATTTGGTTGGAATTTAGCAGATGGTAATCAATATCAAGATTTATGGCAATATGTATTAGGAACTGACGAAGCTGGAACGTTATTGACAGGTTCTAATTCGGTTGGAGATCCTAGTGTTAATGGGTCAAAAATGACTCGAATGGTATGGCGACGTATTGTAAATAATTTACCATTATTATTAAAATCTAAAGGTACTAAAAGAAGTGTACAAGCATTATTATCATGTTATGGAATTCCTGAGTCATTAATTAGTATCAATGAATATGGTGGACCTAGTTTAAATAAAGTACCAATATATGAAAAATATAATTTTGATTATTCATTAGATTTAATTAATAATGCGTCTGGTACTGTTACTATAGATTATACAAAACCAATTGGTGGTGTTGAACTAAGATTTAGATTAGATGATGTAATTACGAATCCATTGATGCCATCTAATATGAATTTAATTACAATATCTGGTAGTCAGGTCAATGTTAAATTAAATTTTACAAAAGGTACATTAGGTACTGCTACGATATATGATCATTTAGGAACTACTGCTACAACCGGCGAAATTGAATTATTTGATGGCAAATGGTTATCAATGTTAATTAATAAAAATGGATCTAATTTAGATTTATTTATTAATAAAGCAAAATATGGTAAAGTAGTTGCAACTGTTTCGGCATCGATTACTAGTACGTTACCAACAAATGGTTCAGTTAAATTAGGAGTGCCATCATCTGCAGCGTCTAGATTGGTCGGACAATTACAGGAGTTTAGATTATGGACTGGTAGTTTATCTTTAGATGCATTTGCAAATCATACAAAAGCTCCGTCTTCGTATAATGGCACTATAGATTCATATGATGAATTAGTATTTAGATTGCCATTAACTCAAAAAATTAATCATGCAACTACATCTAGTTTATCAGGAATACAACCAGTTTCTAATACGATTACAGCTTCATTTAGTTCGTGGTCAAATAATGAACCATATGATTCTATAGAAGAAACTTATTATTTTGATAGTGTATCTATTGCAATGAGTACTCATAATGATAATAAAATTCGAATTGAAACATCTGAGTTGGATTCAAATGAATTACAATTATTAAAACGTATTGAACGCAGTGAGTTTGATGAAGCTCCATTAGACAGTAATAAGTTAGGAATATTCTTTTCACCACAAACAATGATTAATGATGATATCATTGCGCAATTAGGATATACTGAATTAGATTCTTATATTGGTGATCCTGGTGATTTTGAATTAGATGAATATCCAGATTTAAAACAACGAGCTCGAGATTATTGGAAAAAATATACAGAAAGAAATAATATCAATGAATATATTAAAGTATTCACTTTATTTGATTTATCATTTTTTAAACAATTAGACCAATTATTGCCTGCTCGAGCTGATAAAATGACTGGATTGTTGATTCAACCTAATTTATTAGAACGAAATAAACAATCTGTATTACGAACTATTAAACGAGATTATCAAGAGTTATCTTTTGAAATTTCCGCTTCGTCTACAATAATTAAAGCAGATTATATAATACACACATCTTCTATTAAACTTAATGAAGATATAATTAGTAGTGATGCTATTGGTATTGGTTTAGAAAATAATATATCTATGACTGCCAATAAAATATTTGGTGATATCGATTCGAATTTAGTTTTTTATGTTACTGCTAGTAATTCTAAAAAATATGACGGTACTGTATATAAACAGAAATATATTATATGGTCTGGCTCTGTATTTATAACTGGATCTGGGCCGTACGGGATGCAAGAAGGATTATGGAATACCATATATGGTAGTGTTCCAAATGAAACATTACAAAAAATAGAAACTTTTATATCAGGTGGTATACAATATAAAATTTCTTCATCAGCAACCGTTACTGGATTAAACCCAATTGGATATTTGAATTCTAAATATAATGGAAGCAAATTGACATCAGCAGGATTCAATATAGATTCGCCAGATACATATTTAGGAAAACCGGTAGTTGAAATAATACAAGTTAATCCAAACTTAATTAATATTAATCCATCTAGTGCACCATCATCAAAATCTCCAGGATTTTTTGATAAAACTGGATTCGGTGGATTTGCGACCGAATAATACTACACAAAATTTAATAAATTCATATTTATATAAAAAAAGAAATCCATACATTAGTTTGTGGTAAATAAAAACTAAACTATTTAATAATAAAAACATATGGGATATTTAGATAATTCTAGCGTTACAATTGACGCAATATTAACAATTAAAGGTCGCGAACTTTTAGCACAGGGTGATAGTGCATTTAAAATTACTCAATTTGCATTAGGTGATGATGAAATTGATTATACATTGTGGAATACAGATCATCCATTAGGTACAGCATATTTTGGTACAATTATAGAAAATATGCCAATATTAGAAGCAGTTCCAGATGAAACACAAGCATTACGTTCGAAGTTAGTAACATTAGCTAAAGGCACACAAAAAATACCAGTTGTAAGTGTTAATGGTAGTACTACTATTGAATTACAAGATAATGCAACATCGATACTTGCACCACAGACTCTTAATATAGCTGGTGCAAATTCACAAATGGGTTATACCTGTATCGTATCTGACAATACTATATTAGGATTAAAAGTAGAAACAAGTGCAGCTGGTATGTCGTCTCAGGTATCTGAAACATATATTTCGTTGAATCAAGATGCTCATAGTATTTCTGCAGTAGGGTTTTCATTTAAAATACAAGGTAAAGCATCTGCAGATGGGGATAAAAAAGCAACCGTTACGATTATTGGAAATGAAACTGGTGGTAGTGTTACTATACAAGTTACAGTTAAGAAAAAAACATTATAATAAAAGAATACAATGATTATGATAAATTTAATTAAATCGAAATATCAACCAATTGGTCAATTTGGGGCAACTAAAGCACAACAAGACGCTGCATTTGCTAGTGCGAATGCGGCCGGTAATACTAACCAGAAGATTTTTAACCCAAATACTGGACAAACGGAAGTGGCAGGTACTACAAATGGAGTTCCTAATCCTAAAGCAATGACTGGATTGGAAGGGGACGGTGGTGTGGGATTTTCAGGAAAAACGTTTAGTAGATTTTTACTAGACGACGTCGTTTCTCAGCAAACGGAATTAGTTACTGGCGGTGTTTGGTCAACTGGCTTAGGATCATTAATTACTCATTTTTCTTCATCGGCACAAACAACTACACAACGTTATTATTATGTTGATGTGCAAAATTCATTACCAACTGAGTCTGATTCGTTAATACAATATTCAGTAGCATATGGTCATGCGAATGGTAGTGGTTCAAATTCGCAAGGACAACTTTCAGATTCTCCATCTAGAGCTATATATTCTCAATTTAAACAATTATTGTTAAATACATCCCAAACTAGGTTTGAAACTCAGGGATCTGGTAGTACTGACAGTATTTATGCTATTACATTTAAACGTAATAGAGTAAAAGAACGTTTAGATCCAGGAAATTTTGAAATTCCATTAACATCAATTACATCTAGAGCGGTTAATGCAACTGGTTCGGTTGTAGTTGGTAGTCCAGTATTTACTTTAATTGATGATTCATCTATTAACACGGCACCTGTAATTGGAGCGATGGGACGAATATATAATGTAGTATCTGGTTCAATTAATTCCGGGGTATTTAATACATCTGCACCTGTATACTATGGTAAAGCATATCCAGATTACGGTATTGTTATATTAGACGGTAATGTATTAGATCAAAAATTAGCATTTAAAACACAATTAAGTTCAAGTCAAGAATGTAATAATCATTTTTCATTATTCCGTTCTATTTCTGGATCTGGCACAGTAACAAACCCATCTACTTCTGATAAATACGGATTTTTAGCTAGAAATTCTGAAAAGATAACTAGTTCACATTATTTTGTAAGGGTTAAAAATAACGAATTTAATTTTTCAAATAATACATCATATGTAACAGGTAGTACAGGCGATATTAAAGAATTATCATTTAAAAAAGATCCAGTAGCTTATATCACAACAATTGGATTATATAACGATGATTTTCAACTATTAGCTGTTGCTAAAGTTAGTAAACCAATATTGAAAACATTTAGTAGAGAATCTTTGATTCGTGTTAAATTAGATTTCTAAAAATAATACCACATTTAGTCCCCGTTATATTTATTTAATATAAACGGGGATTTTTACTATTATGCCAACAGATAATTTAGATATAACTAATATCGAATACCCGGTAGTTTTTACTGGAATCGATAAATCAGATATTAATACCAATACATTTTCCGCATATAAAAAATGGAATATATATTCAGGTAGTGTGACTAGTTCAGCATTACCATTAACTGCAATATATTCGGATACTACTAATTTACCATTATTAGGAACTGAACTTACATATAATGACGCAAAAAATATTGATGACTCATTACAAACAGTAACATATTTTTCAATTAATCATTTATTCTATAAAAGAAAAGATACACCATTTAATACATTTGGTCCTACTGATACTAATAAAATTAAAAAGTTTTTATATCAAAGTGCTTCTATATTTTCATTTCCGGGTACAAAAGTTGGTCTAGGAATCAAACCAACGTCGTTTACATATACTGGTACATTAATTGATTTTATATATACTGGTAATAGTTATACATTAAAAGACGATAAATATGGTAATGTATATGATACTGCAATTAATACTAGTTCATTAATTACTAATGTAATGTATTATGAAGGTTTCAATGAGTATTTTGATACTACTAGAATTAAATCAACGTATGAAAATATTGCATTTGTCCCAGGAATCAAACTAACAGGAACTCTTACTCCAGCAAATATCGGATTAGCTGCTAGGTTTTCTGGTAATGGGTATATGAGACAAGATATCGATGGTAGTTATGATCGAGAACATGATTTTGCAGTTTCATTTTTTATTAGTGCATCAACTCAATCTGCTACTAAATTAATATTAGGTAAGACAGAAGCTTTAGGTACGCAATATCCATTTAAAATTGAATTAACAACTGATGCTAAAATAAAATTTACATCCGCTGCAAGCGACTCATTAAAAACATCAATTACATCATCAGCTTTAAGTTCTGATTGGAAACATGTTGTATGTCAAAAATCTGGAAGTAAAATGTATTTGCATGTAAATAATGGAACTCCGGTAACTGCTAGTAATCCAGCATTCATTAAATCAGCATCCCCTTTATCTGCAAGCGGGTATATTCACAATTCAAGTTCATTGTATATAGGTGGTTTTAGCACCAATAGCTCAAATATAACGGCTGATCTAGATGAAATAAGAATATTTAATAAGTCATTAAGTACTAGCAATATAAGTGCGTTAAGCAATAGATCTGTAACTGGTAGTTGTTTACAAACGAATGTAGTAGGTAATGTATTTCATGATCAAGGAATAGTTGTAATTTCTAGTGCAAATCCTATTTATAATAATTTAATAGATGTACCATTTACTGCTAGTTATAGAAGTACGGTTAAGTTAACTGAATTTACGGCATTGTTTCGAGTTCCGGCAGGACAATATAATATGTCGACAAACAGATCATTATTAAAAGATGATGCTGTAACATATGAACCATTTGTTTCTAGTAGTATATTTTCTCCGTATATTACATCTATAGGATTATATAGCGCTGGCGGAACATTAGTAGCTATCGCAAAATTAGCACAACCAATTAAAAAACGTAGTGACGTAGATTTAAATTTTTTAATACGTATTGATTTAGATCAACCGATTAAATAGAAAGATATAAAATGAAAATAATAAATGAAACCCAAGTAGCAATTGGTGATGTAATCCGCGGTAAAAATCGAGACCCATGGTCTTATACATTTAATCAAGAAAATGGTAATTTACTAGTAGCAAAAACTATAGGTAATGATTATACTAAATTTAAATGGATCGATTCAAAATCGGTGTTATCGCCAGAAGATTATCAAACAGCTGTAGCTAATGTTAATAAATTGAAAGCAGAGTACGATGGTAAAAAAGAAACGCCTATAGAACCAGTTGGAAAAAAATTAGAGGTTCCATTAGACTTAAAAGAAGCTAGTACTCAATATAAGATACAAGTTAGGATGTTACAAGCAATATATACAATGTTAACTGGAAATCCAGATGCATCATTTGGTAAGTATAAATCATTGATTGGTAATAACGAAACTGGTGCGGCAAAGGCATGGAAGAAATATTGTGATACGACGCTTATGCCGATATTAAAAAAACAAATAGAACAAGACGGGCCGTTTATAAAAAGTAACGCTCAACAAATTGTAGATATGATTAATGGAATATATGAATGGATTAAATTAAAATATCATGGTAATTGGAGTGTTGAAATAATCAATCCAATTAATAATACAGGTAAAACAGATTTAGCATCATATAAAAAATATAAAACACGTATAATTTGGAATTACCTGTAAAATAATTTATAATAGTTATGGCTAAACAAAAAAATCATTGGCATAGTGCGGGTAGTAAAACACGTGTAGAAGCTTATAAATACGGTTATAAATCTGGTTTAGAATTAACTGTATCGAAACAAATCGAAGATACAGAATATGAATTGAAATATGAAACAGAAATAATTCATTATATAGTACCAGAGCGCAAAGCAAAATATACTCCAGATTTTGTATTCACAAAAACGAATGGATCATTAATGTTTATTGAAACTAAAGGTAGGTGGACGGCTATTGATAGATTAAAAATGAAACATGTTTTAGCATCAAATCCTGGTGTTGATATTCGATTAGTATTTCAAAATCCAAACCAAAAAATCTCAAAAGCAAGTGCTACTACATATAGACTATATGCTGAAAAACTAGGCATTAAACATGTTGGTGCGAAAGTAATTCCGAGTGAATGGATGGCGGAATGTATCAAGAAAGGTGAAGAACCCAAACAAAGTTTAAACTTTTTTAATTAAAAGGTTGGAATTGT